ATCCCATGATGATGCCTCAAGATCCCATGATGATGCCTCAAGATCCCATGATGATGCCTCAAGATCCCATGATGATGCCGCAAGAAGGACAAGCCTCTCCCGAAGGATTTACTCAAATTTTTGAGCAAATGCAGGGACAGATGGACACGCTTGAAGATTCTGACGATCTGGAAGAAATGATGAACGCGGTTCGCGGAGATGTGCAACCGGTTGAAGCCCGCCGAGCAGAACTTGCAGAATATGTGGGTCCTGATGATGCACAACAAACGCCGGATACAGTATTAGCTCTGGTGCAGCCTGTCATGCAGCTTGCCGGTATTGATCAGGGTATTGGCAGTTTAGCCGAAGAAGAAATGATGGAAACTTCGGTAGAGGGTCCGATGGCCGAGGGCATTATGTCCACCGTCAATATGGCTCCTGAGATGCCCGCCGAAGCTGCAATGATGGAGGTTGGTAGTCAGCCCCCTGTAAATTTTAACCAAGGGGGTGCCGTACAGTATTTTGCTCCTCAAAATCCGCGTGTTGCGGGACTCCCTCCTGTTAGTAATATCCAAAAAGCTTTTGACGAAAGACAGGATCTTTACCGGGGGATTTTGGGAGATTCTGCCACAGAAGATCAGGCAATGCTTGATGAGCAAAGAAAGCTTTCACAATCACAAATGCTGTTTGACGTTGCGAACACCGCGTTAGCGTTCGCGACTCCCGGCTCACGGCAAATGAGTCCTGCTGAACGTTTAGCCGAAGCTGCTCAAGAAACACAGTTGTTCGATAAACTTGGTGCTCGAAGTCAATCTGTTCAAGATTTAAAAGATAAACAAGAACTAGCGCGTCGATCAACTGCTCAAGCCGTAGATATGGCGGCTTTAGGCGCGGCAGAAAAAGACGTTGAAGGTGCACAAAGCATACGAGCGGCTTTGGCTAGGGCTAGAGCGGGACGAGCTTCTAAACCGATGGAGCTTGTTTTAGCAGACGGTACCGTAGAGATGATAGACGGTAACAACGTAGATTTTAAGGCTATTAACCAAGCTGGGGCAACAATACGGCCTTTAGGAACCCCGGAGAAAGGCTTTGTAAATCTCTACGACACCAAATCCAACAAGATAGAGATGGTAGAGAAAACAAGAGTAGACACTTTTACCACTGAAAATCCCGAAGGAAACTGGGTTGACATAGGCACTTATAAAGTAGACGACGATGACACGTTCACTCCAAGTCAAGCGGCGTTTTTGGTGACAAACCAAGACGTTCTGAATAAGTATGGCGACGGAACTTTAGATCCCACCCTCAAAAATCGATTTGAAGCTGCTTTAATTGATCAAATCCGTATTAAATTTACAACAGATGCCCAAGGAAATCAGATCGAAGTGCCCGGTCAAGCGTTGATAAAAAGTCAGGAAGAAGCTATACGAGTCGCCAACGAAAGAGACCCTGACTCCGTTTCGTTACAACTTAAACAGTATGTGAATCCAACATTAAATCAAGTTATTCCGCTTTCGCCCGCCGATCTTGAAGAACTATTGGAGGAACAAAGAACAGGGAATGCAGCGCGGGGTTTTGATTCCGACGCTACTACTCTTAATTTCACTACGCTTGAATCTCCCGCATTCAAACAAAGTCTCACGGATGTTTCTGGATTTATAAACCCTGAAGCACCGGGGTGGAAATACATTCCGACTCTAACGATTAATGATACTAGGCGACAAATAGCGGCAACACCGGAAGGTGAACCTACTCTTGATATTTCAGTTGCTCAAGGTTTGAGCAGCATCAAAGGTAAAGTTCAATTGTTTTTTGTTGAACCGGCTGCTGATATATTCGGCCTGAAAGTTCCAAAGGCCGCCAGAGACCTTACAATAGCAGATGTGGCCTTAAGAAATATCCGATTACTAGCGGGTAGGTTTATGACGGCTCGTTTACCTGATCGAGATTCAAACCGTATGTTAGCTGCCGAATACGATAGGCTGGAAGAAAATCTCGAAGGCCTAGAACCCGGTTTGTTCAGGTTCGATACGACTGGTTTGGCAGCTTTGAACGGGGTTATTGATTTAGTTGCGTCGGACATGAGCGTTATCATAAAAGCCGTGCCGGAATGGGGTTCATCACGCACAGATCCAAGTGCTTCGAGATTAGCTGAAAGAAGAGGAGCTTTGGATCAAGGGACGTTGTTAATGGCAGAAATGCTTGCCCTCAGAGACAATTTAGAGATGTTCACGGAAGCGGGACAAGCTGAAGGTGCCACACCAATGGAAGACGAAGTGGGCAAATTTAGTTGGAGAAACACGGTTACTAAGGTTGAAGATAATCCCCCACCATCTAATGAAAAAAAAAACCTCTCGTTACTAGAAAACCGGCAATCTAATTATCCTACTGCCTTAAAAGGACAAATAAAGTTTTTAGGAGAAGAAATATTTGGAGATGATGCTAACGCAATTAAGTTCATGGAGAGGTTAATTCAACAAGAATCTCGCATGGGACAGGATCCGGGCACTTACAGCCTGTCTGGAAAGCTAGGAAAAAGAGGAAGTTATGGAGTGGCTCAAGTAGATGAACCAGCTTTTGATCAGGTACAGAAAAAGCTTAACGATCCTAATAGCACTATATATAAGTACATTAAGCCTTTTGAAGAGGCAATCGGAGTTGACCTGCGTAATATACGGTATGAGGATCTTAAAGAAGATATATTATCGGTAGCTATTGGGCGTCTGTATTTAATGCAACATACCGAAGATCCTATCCCTACAGAAATAGAAGACCAAGGTCGTTATTGGAAGACGAATTATAATACATATGCTGGAAAAGGTACTGGGAAAGAGTTTGTTTTAAATAACACGAGTGACAAGTAACTTAGGATACTTTGATGACAGAACTGAAAGAATTTACGGCAATTCCGATCACTCAAGGAGATATTGATTCTTTGGTAGAAGCAGCGGGGCCGAACGACGACCCTACACGAATTCTTGCACAAGAGTTAAGTAAAGAATTTACGGATAACGAGGGCTTGTCCTATGAAGCTTTGTCGGGTGGCACCTCTCCTTATTTGCAACCTCTTGGTAGAGAATTTCTTAACGACGAGCAAATTGTTCAATTTTTGGCTTCTAACCCTGATGGCACGGAAATAGAAACGGGGTTTTCAAGGGTTATGACCGGAATGGCGAGAGAAGCCTTTCCTTCCATAACTTCAATACCGGGTATGTCTGCGGGATTAGCGTTGGGTCTGAAGGCACAAACACCTATCCCAGCAATTAGTCCTCCTACTATAGCCGCAAAAGCAATTATACCGATTGGTGGTGCGCTTATTGGCGGAATTTTCGGTTACGAAGGAGGTAAAGCAGCACAAGACGCAATTATAGACGAAGAAGGTGTTGTTCTCCCTGAAGATAGAGCAGGGGTATTTGCCGCTAAAACATTCGTTAACGTCCTTTCTCCTCTAAGCGGTTTAAGAGTTGTAGGTAAAAAAACTGGCGAAGCCTTTGATATTGGCGCGGCTACTTATGCAAAATTTTTAAGACAACGGTTAGAAGACGCTCAGACTTTAAAAAGTCTGATTTCAACTTCCGCCCCTGTTATTCCCGCTGTTGCTGGACGCAGAGGTGCGGCAACGGGAAAAGAGTTGGCGAAACAAGTAAAAATACCAAAAGAAAAAACTGTACTAAGTCGATTATCTAATTTTATTGAAAAATCAATACAAGAAGCGCCTGAAAGAGCAACAACCTCTATGGATCGAGTTTTGATAGGGATGCAAGGTCTGGGGAGCGCCGCTGGCGCATATGTAGCGGAAACCTTGTCTCCGGGTAGCGGTCTTTTAAGGTTCATGGCTGAAATAGGAGGGGCTACCAGTTCTGGTTTTGTGCCAAGCCTTGTAAACACTGTTGCAAATAACAAAGGTATTTTAAAAGAACTTTATGGAAAACTAAGTAGTAGCCAAGAAGCTCAACGTAATAGGGGTATGCAGATCATAGTGGAAGATTTAAAGGCTTCTGATAACCCTTTAGACGATGTAGACAACATTTTAAAGCTTTTGGAAAGCCCTGAGTTTGACGACATTATTAAAGCTTTAGATGCTGATGCATCCGCAGATAAATCCCATCTTAAAAGTGTTGTTTTGCGAACAGGTAGCCCTGTTTTAAACAGCCATCAAATAGCCTTAGATAACGCGGCAAGTGCTGGTCTTTCTGAAAAAACTACTAAGCAGTCTCAAGCGTTTTTTGACATGTATCGTGAACGTATTATAGCTTTAGCTAGTACAGGAAACCCGGCTGCGGTACAAGTCGCCGCAAATTTAATGGAAGCTAATTACAAAGCAGGGTTTGAGGCTCGTCTTGATAATGCAGTAAATACAAGATTGGCGGCTATTGAAAAACTTCAAAACGAAGAGCCGATCACTGTTACGTCATCAAAGTTTGCTGACGTATCAGAGGAACAAATGAGACAAGCTCGTGCGCGGGAAACAGAGCTTTACGAGAGTATAAAAAACTCAGAACTAAACATACAGCAGTTGGACAATTTAGGAATTCTAGCTAAAACAGGTGATCCGGACAACCCGTCAGTAGTTGACAGGTTAGACGATTGGTTAGTAAATTTTGAAGATCTCCGAGATGGGATAGAGACTTTAGAACAAAAGAATTTGAATGAGATAATTACTGCTGCCAGAAGCTTACGCAAAAGCTTAGTCGGAAAAACACCTGACCCCGATCCAATAACCGGTATTACGGGGCCACCTGTTATTAATCCAAAAGAAACAATTAGTCTTCGAGAACTGACTAGATCCCGTAGTGCAGTTTTAAAAGAAATGAGAAGTTTGGCGGCTGACCCAACTAAAAAAGACAAAGCGCGACAGGCTGGAAATTATGCGGAAGTATTACTAGAAATAATGAACGAACTGCCTTTTGACCCGCAAGTTAAATCAGAACTAACAATAGCTCGTGCTTATAGCAAAGCCTTTAACGACGTTTTTTCACGGGCTTTCACGGGAAAAGTAACAAGAAAATCAAAGCTTGGGGACTATCAAGACCCTCCGGAACTTACTCATAAAAAATTGTTTCAAGGAGGTTCGGATGCTTTAGCGGTAAGACTAGATGACTTTGATAGCATGTTTAATTTTCTCAGAAAGGAAGGCATAGACACAACTTACGAAACGACAGGTGGCGTGGTTTTAGACACCGTAACTGATTCACGAGATTTGATGAACAGGCTGCTGTCTAACTATCTTCTACAAAAATTTGATCCTGCAACTGGGGAGATTAGTGCTAGGCAGATAAATAAATTCAAGGAACAATTTAAATTTATTTTGGATCGAGATGAGTTTTCTGACGTAAGAAAGGCTTTGGATGATTCCGATACAGCAAGACAACTTTTAAACTCTGTAAAGGCCGAACAAGTTGCAGATGAGAAAAGGCTGTCTAGCTTAGTTACTTTTAAGCAACTTGCTTCAAATGCTACAGAAAGCCCCAGCACCACCATAAACTCCGCGATTGGTGGCTCTAATAAAAAACCTATGGAAAGCCTGAAAAATATTTTGGAGGTTGTAAATAATCCCGACTTGACTCCAGAACAACAAAAGGACGCTATGGCGGGTTTACAACATGCTTTCTTGGATTGGGCGGTTGACAAATCCGGTGCAAACGTTCGTACACAAGGCAATGTAAGTGCTTTTAAACCAAGCAAAATGTTTGAACTTATGTTTTTGCCAATACCCAACTCCTCCGGCAACAAACGGTTAATCACCGTAAAAACCAAGCCAAAAGAGAAAAAAACAGACCCTGTTGAATTTAAATATGGAGGATGGCTTTTAGAAAACGGTGTTATGGATGAGGGAATGGTAGACCGAATTCATACAAGTCTAAGCAAAATGCTGGGATATCAGGCACAGCTAGAAGCAGGGGATATAAATAATTTAATGTCTGAAGCCAGTGGCATGATGGACTTGTACCTTACGATGGTGGGTTCTGCGGGAGCGACAGGCATTGCGTCAAGGCTGGGTATGAGTGGCGGCACTGGAAATATAGCTATACCCGCTCGTGGTGCCAAGTATGTTAGAGACCTTTATAACAAGCTACCCAACCAAAAACTGACTAAAGTTATGGTGGACTTATTTGAACAGCCTGAACTTTTTGCATTACATATGAAAAAAGCTAAAACTGCCGCAGAATCAGGAAACATTTTACAGCAATTAACCGAAAACATACGTCTTAGGTTCGGAGTTAACCTTCCGCGAACTGCGGCTAGTGTATTAGTAAGTGACCCAGAAGATGTTGCAGTGCCCGTATTTGACGCAGTTGCAGATCCGGCTGTAGAAGCATTGCAAGAATTTACAGAGGAGGAAGAAGCCGTTCCTCCTCCGCAAGCTTCGTTACAACCCGTGCCGCAGTTCATGGACCGCGAATCACGCCAACTTCAGAGAGCCGAGACTACTCCCACCATGTCTCCGCCCCCTGCTGCTCCGGCCCCGGCCCCTAGTGGGCCGGTGGACCGGTCTCGGTACGCCGCCCTATTTCCGTCAGACATTACGTCTGGTCTGATTCGGGCGGAAGAACAGGGTATTGGTTCTTTGCGGAGCTAGTGATGTGCTGCCGTTGAAAAACAACGTCACAAGCATGAAAGAATATCTACACAAGATGCGAGCAAAAAACGTTGTCAAATACCGGGCAAACGTTTACGCAAAAAACGACTCCGGGCAGGTGCCCGGCGTGTTGCTAGAACAAGTTGAAAAAAACAAATCGGTAAAGATGTGGCTAGACTCCTCCGAAATTGAGGATGTTATCCACATTTTGATGGAATCTTATCAAGTGTTATCAGACACTCAAAAACCCAACCCTAAGTAATTAGTTACTAACGATGGAAAACGAAAGCAATTTGCAGGTTAGCGAGGACAGCACCGTGACCATTGACATAAAAAGTCTGGTAGGTGTGTTGGCCCTGCTACTGTTTGTGGCGGGTGTTTATTTCACGTTGACAAGCGAGATTGCTGCGCTCCAAATTGATGTCATCAGAATGCAAGACTCTGTGGAAACGAACGAAGAGTTCAGGATCAAGTGGCCTAGAGGAGAATTAGGGGCATTACCGGATGACGCTGTTCAGGATTTGAACATTGAGTATATTCAAAAAGAGTTAACCAAAATCCAAGAAGAATTTGACGATCATCTTGATGAGCCTCATCCTCTTAAACTATTGCCGGGAGGGTAAAAATGTTTGAATCCAAAGAGAATGTTCGTTCCGGGCATTGCTACAGTTTTCTCTATGCCAACACAGGGTGTTTTTGGATTTGGATTTGAGTTTTTTATGACTCACTAAGCCAAGACATCGTATCTTCGTTCAACACTTCGCTGGCAATGTTAATTTTGCTCCGTAAGGCTTTCAGGATCTTTTCGTCAATCGTGTCTGGAGATACCAGATCAATATAGGTAACGGCTCGTTTTTGCCCGATCCGGTGTGCGCGGTCCTCGCTCTGTAAACGGATTTCCAAATCATAGGAATTGCTGTAGTACACTACGGTGCTGGCTTCCGTGAGCGTAATCCCGTAGCCCCCGGTCTTGGGTTGAGCGACGAAAAACCGCAAATCTGAAGTTGGGTCTTGGAACCGATTGACGATATCTTGCCGGTCCTCTTGCGGCGTGTCTCCGAAATATTGAGCCACGGACCTTGGGCCAAACTCCTTTTGCAGCATCTCAGTGATCTTAGCAATGTCGTGTCTGTACGTAGCCCAGATAATGACCTTACCATCAGCCTCATCCACAATCTCTCTGAGGGCGCTCATACGCTTACTGGGGATAGGTTGGAGTTCCCCTTCGTCTGGCTGCAAGAAACCACAGCAAATCTGCTGCAAACGCATAATTTGGGTCAAAACACTCTGCGTTGTAGCAAGCTCACCGTTTTGCAGCTTCGCAAGGGCCAGCTTCTGCATCTGTCGATACAACTTAACTTGTTCGTCCGTCAAATCCACATTTCGGCGCATGTAAATTTTATCAGGCAAATCAAGGCAATCTTTCTTCAGAACCCGGTTAGAAAAATGCTCAAGCTTTTCCGTTAACTCGTCGAGTCTGCGATACCCTGTAACTTCCTGAAAGCTGCGGTTGTTGATGACACGGCGGGCAAGGATGCTGTAACGCGCTTGAAAGGCGAAGAAGTTCTCAAAGCCCAAGGCTTTTTTGTCCAGAAACAAACACTGGCTGAACAAATCCATTGGGGATTTTGTTATTGGGCTGCCCGTCAAGATGCGTCGATACTTGCTAACTTTGTTGAGCGCTACAATGTTCTTGGTACGTCTTGCTTTACGGTTTTTGATCGTCGTGCTTTCGTCCACAAGCACCATGTTGTCTGGATGCCGCTTACAAAAGGTGTTTGCCATCTTTGTGCCTTTTGGCGTAGAGAAAGCTTCGACGTTCATTACGAATATTTTTAGTACGCCCGTCTTGTCAAACAAGAACTGGGACACTTCATCTTGGTATTTCTTGCTTTGGGCAGGTTGCCAACGTAATATCAAAGGCTCGATTTCGTCGGGAACGTGAGTTGGGATTTCGTTTTTTATCCAGTTGTCGTATACCCCCTTTGGGGCGATAACTAGCGCGGCTTCAAGTCTGTTTTCTTCGTAAAGTTTTACCATCGTATCGAGTGCGACTTTTGTTTTGCCGGTTCCCATCTCCATGAGCAACGCATAATGAGGCGCGGCCCACGATTCTTCTAGGGCTGTTAACTGGTGCTGGTAAGGCTGAGTCTTAAAATTAAAGTCCATCTGATTATTCCTGTTGACATTATCCCATGATACGATAATATGGGTAATTGTCAAGGCCCGAACGGTGCCTTTAACTACGAAAGAGGAAACACGATGGACGATTTAAATGAGATGTTTGAATCCGAATTTGAGGCTAAACAAGCCTCTAGCGTCGAGAAAGTGGATCAGGGCGGGCTTACGTCCGTCGCCGCAATCTCTCGACAAATTCTAGCTACTGAGACTACGATTGCTGCGCTTGAGCAGCACGTGAAAGAAGAGAAGAAAAGCCTCCTGAAGCTCACCGACGAAGAACTCCCTGCGATGCTGAATGAAATGGGCATCAGCAAGTTCTCGCTCGACGATGGCAGCGAGGTAGTCGTCAAGCAAACTTACGGTGGCAGCATTACGCAAGCCAACAAAGAGGAAGCGCACGGTTGGCTCCGCCAGTACGGTCACGATGACATCATCAAAAATACTGTTACCTGCCAATTCGGCAGAGGTGAAGATGATCAGGCTGCTGCTTTTTCAACAATGGCTGAAGAGAAAGGTTTTGCTCCGGAGCAGAAAACTGCTGTCCATCCGCAGACGTTGCGGGCGTGGGTCAAAGAGCAAACTGAAAATGGAAATGAGTTCCCGATGGATTTGTTCGGGGCTTTTATTGGGCAACGTGCCACTATCAAGAGGAGTAAGTAACGATGGCTAAAGCATTAAAAGAAAAAGCAAGTACGGAAGTTAGCACGGAAGTTTTGAGTCTGTTTGAGGACGACGCGGGTTCTGGCTTGCAGGACATGGGGCAAGAGGATTTAGCGTTACCCTTTCTGAAAGTTCTAAGCGGAAATGATCCCGTTTTGGATGACGCAGACACGAATGCCCGAAAAGGTGATATTTACAACACTGTTACCGGCACTATCTATGCGGGTGGTGAGGGCATAACCGTGATACCTTGCGCTTATCACCGTAGGTTCATTTGTTGGGCACCGCGTGGCGAAGGCAGCGGCGCACCACAGGCGATCTATGAGCCGGGACAGGAGATGCCTAAAACGGAGCGGTCACCCGAAGATAACAAAGAATATGTTGTCGGCGGTTCGGGGGAATACATCGAAGAGACTCACCAGCACTTTGTCGTGGTGGTGAACGAGGACGGATCAGCGGAAACAGCGTTGATTGCGATGAAATCCACGCAGCTTAAAAAGTCTCGCAAGTGGAACTCGATGATGCAATCGGTGCAGATGGTGGGGGCAAAGGGTCCCTTTAACCCGCCCCGATATTCGCACCTCTACGAAATGAAGACTGTTAAGGAAGAAAATTCTAAGGGCAGTTGGCATGGTTGGGAGATGTCCCGCGTTGGACCGATCACGGACAAAAGTTTGTACGTTCGTGCTAAGGAGTTCCACGATTCGATATCTGAAGGCGATGTGCTTGTGAAGCATGAGCAGGAAGAACAGAAGGCAACAAAAGACGTTTTTTGATTGTTGCGGGGCGGTGTAAGTCGCCCTTTTTGTTTTTTCTGCGGAGTGTGAAATGAGTGTCCAAAAATTTATTGATATTTTTGATGGACTCCAAGAAGCGTATGGCACCTTCCGGATCGAAAAGGAAAGTGCTAGTGGCAAAATGCAAGGCAAAGCCGCCGTCGTGCGTGAATCACGGACCACGGTCTTGTGGGAGAACCATTTAAAAGGCAAGACCGGGATTGGGATAATCCCAATTAACCGGGACGATGAGTGTCGGTGGGGGTGCATTGATGTAGACCAATACCCTCTCGATCACAAACTTCTTGTTGAAAAGATTAGGAAAATGAAATTACCTTTGGTGGTGTGTCGCAGTAAGTCCGGCGGCGCACATTGTTTCTTGTTTGCCAAAGAGTGGGTCGCAGCAAAAGATATGCAGAAAGCGTTGCAGTGTATGGCTGCGGCGCTGGGTTATGGCGAAAGCGAGATATTTCCGAAACAGATCAAGCTGCATTTAGATCGCGGCGATGTGGGTAACTTTCTCAATCTTCCTTATTTTAATGCAGAAGAGGGATTGCGGTACGCGATTCAGGATGATGGCACCTCCGCTACGATTCAAGAGTTTTTTGAGATTTACGAAGCCCACGTCCAGACCCCAGAGCAGGTAATTGGCTTACAGGTCGTCAAAGTAAAAGAAAAGAAATTACTGGCAGACGGCCCGCCGTGCCTTCAAATCCTTTGTACTGACAAGATCAGCGAGGGTGGTCGCAACAATGGTTTATTTAACATTGGGGTATATCTGCGAAAAGCGTTCCCGGATAGCTGGGAGAGCGAGATTTTAAGCTACAACATGCAATACCTCGTTCCGCCCTTGCCGCTGAACGAAGTTAACGTAGTGGCGAAACAGGTGCAGCGCAAAGACTACGCCTATAAGTGTAGTGACGCACCGATCAACGCTCACTGCAACAAAGAGCTTTGCTATACCCGAAAGTTTGGTGTGGGGTCTGCCGTGCAGGGGGCCAGCATCGGCAACCTCAGAAAATACAACAGCACCCCGCCGGTCTGGTTTATGGACGTAAATTCAGAACCTTTAGAGCTAGATACTGAGGGCTTGATGAATCAGACAGCTTTTCAAAAAGCCTGTCTTGAGCAACTCAACTTCATGCCGCGCAGTGTTGTGAAGCAGACGTGGGAAGGGCGTATCAGTTCGCTGTTGAACGACATGAAAGAGAATGAATCCGCCATAGTAGAGGTATCGCAGGACGCGAGCGTCAGTGGACAGTTCTATGACTACCTTGAGGAGTTCTGCCGCCACATGCAGCAGGCGCAGGATAAAGAAGAGATTCTGTTACGCAGACCGTGGACGGATGAAGAGATCAACCGGACGTATTTCCGATTGAAGGATTTTGAAAACTACCTGAAGAAAAACAAATGGTTTGAGTACAAATCGCACCGGATTGCACAGCGGCTACGAGACATTCACGGCGAATCAACGGTGCTGAAAATCAAAGGAAGAAGTGTGCGGGTCTGGGTGATCCCCGCCTTTGAAGCAATGGACCTTGAAATAGACCCACCACAATTTGAAACGAAAGAGGCAGTGTTCTAATGCAGGAAAAATCAGATAGAAATGCAGAAATTTACCGAATGCGACATGTCGAGGACATGACGTTCACCGCTATCGGTGAGCGTCTGGGTTTGTCCCGTGAACGTGTTCGTCAGGTGTTTGAGCGAATGAAAAGTCAGAACGAGGAGAACTGGTTTGCAAAGGGGGACTACACCAGAGGTAGCTGCCCCAACTGCGACGATTGATGTTTCGTATCTTCGGTCCACCCGGCACGGGTAAGACTACGACACTTTTGGATATGGTTGACCAAGCCTTGGAGCAGGGCACACGGCCCACGGAGATTGCGTTTCTGGCTTTTACGCGCAAAGCCGCGAACGAGGCCAAAGAACGTGCTGCTAAACGGTTTGATCTCTGCCCAAAAGAGGACCTGCCAAACTTCAGGACCCTGCACAGTCTGGCCTTGACCCTGACCGACATCAAACGGGATCAGGTGATGCAAGCCGAAAACTATCGGGAACTGTCACGGGTTTGTGGGGTTACGCTGAACGGCGCAAAATCCACGGTGGACGATGATCTGCCGTCAATCAACAGCGCGGCTGACCCTGTCCTTGGGGTCATCAATCTGGCCCGTCTACGAAAAGTATCGCTCAGAGAACAATACAACATCAGCGACATCGACGAGGAATGGAATCTGGTGGATTACGTGGACAAGACGCTGCGCGAATACAAGCACCGCTTCAATCTGTACGACTTCACAGACATGCTTGCCGTGTTTGTGGAGTCTGGTGCGCGGTACTGCCCACATTTTAAGTTAACCTTTTTGGACGAAGCGCAGGATCTCAGTCCTTTACAGTGGGACATTGCCCATCTGCTCGATGATAAGTCAGAGAAGATGTACTGCGCGGGGGATGATGACCAAGCCATCTATCGTTGGGCAGGGGCTGACGTTGATCATTTTATTAATCTGGAGGGCGGCGTAGAAACCCTGACCCAGAGCTACCGGATACCCAGCAAGGTACATAGTCTTGCAGAGCAGGTTGTGAAGCGCATCCGCAACCGGTTCCCCAAAAAATACGAACCCCGTAAGGAAGAGGGGCGGGTAGAGCGAATAGACAATGTTGACGAACTGGACATGGCCCACGGCACATGGCTCATCTTGGGTCAGGCTGGTTACCTGCTACAGCCTGTTCAGCAGGACCTGAAATCTAGTGGCTATTTATTTACCTACCGTGGCTTCAGGAGCATCAGCGAAAAAATCAGCGCGTCGGTGATTGGTTGGGAAGAACTAAGAAAGGGTCGTTCCATCACAGGGGATACCGCACGGAAGATTTACAGCTTTATGTCGTTAAAAACAAGGGTGTTACGCGGCTTCAAGAAGTTGCCGTCCCTCGACGATGAGGATATGGTAAATCTTCAGGAGTTGCAGGAACATCATGGCTTAGTGGCTACCAAAGACATGCTATGGCATCAGGCGATGGACAAGCTGCCCGAACAGGACAGGGCTTACATCATCGCCATGTTACGCCGGGGCGAGCAGTTTACCGCCGTGCCGCGTATCACAGTGTCCACGATCCACGGTGCCAAAGGTGGAGAGGCGGAAAACGTTGTTGTGTTCACCGATCTATCTCCTGCCGCTGATCAACAAATGAGCTTGAACCCCGATGACATGCACAGGACTTTTTATGTTGCAGTAACACGGAGTTTAAAAAATTTATTTTTGGTCGAACCCCAAGACCACAACAGGAGTTACCAGTTATGAACGATACAGTGCAGCACTATGACGAGTCGGGACGTTGGGACTTGGATGGTAAGGTATTAAAGATAGAGGGCTTTGATGAAGCAATTATAGGGCTTTGTAGGAAATCGGGTCACGACGACTGTCTCCTGTATGACGAGGATAAGGTTATCAACCTCCTTATGGGCGATGGAATGTCTTATGACGACGCCATCGAATACTACGAATACAATATAGCCGGAGCCTCTATGGGGGATGGAACCCCTGCATTTTTCTTTAAAGCCACCGAAAGCGAACTGGATTTGCTTGAAAGTCTGAAAATCAATTTAGATGGTGCTCCGTGTGAGGATAATGAAAAATGAGTAACCCTCTTTATTACTATGAAGGGACGGTGGTGCGCGTGGTGGACGGCGATACCATTGATGTGGATGTGGACCTTGGCTTTGGCATCGTGCTGAAAAAGAAGCGGTTGCGCTTTTTGGGGATCGACACCCCCGAAAAACGGACCCGTAATCTCGCAGAGAAAAAGCTTGGTCTTCAGGCCACGGCCCGCGTTGAAGAACTATGCGGCGAAAAAGTACGGTTCGTCAGTGAGGAGTTAGACAAGTATGG